CTTCTCCTCCTTCTCCTCCTCCTCCTCCTTCTCCTCCTTCTTCTCCTCCTCGTCCTGCACCAAACCCGGACTGTTGCAATTTTAATTGTATTTTTTTTGTTGAAAATTTTAATAAATCCATTAATATGAGAAGTGTCTCTTCAACCGCTGGCGGTGCAGGAAGCGGCCACGTCTCCTCCACACCCACCGTCTCACCACCGAAAGATATAACTTCTCTATTGTATTCATTTAAAAAATTCGAAAAACGCTCAATGTCTACTAATTTTGACGCCCAATTTTCCACAGCACCATTAACACCAACATCTGAAAAACGGTTTGTGCTTAATATCTTAACCGCTCTTTCCTTTTCCGTTCCGTTCATCATCGACGGTAATCTTAATCGAACGACATCTCTACTTGGTTCCGACGGATTTTTAAATGGCCACAAAGCACAAAACATATGTCCGTACCCAACATTTTTTCTTTCTCTGTGGCCAAACATTTCAGTAACTTTTGTATAATAGAGAAAATTCTGTTTAGTGAGACCTTTATATAAAATATTCAAAAATTGTGCGCCTGTAGAATTTATTAAACTGACCCTGTCCACTCCAAGTGGCCAAAATTCGCCATTTTTTAGTATAAATTTAAATCCACATCTTAAATAACATTTTATCGCTCCAATATTAGCGTCATTAAAATCAAGTTGATCTTCTTCATTGACGTAACTAAAACAACGAACACATAAATAAAAACATCTTGTACCCTTATTAATATGTTCTATCATACTTTGGCTCATTAATGTTGTACATACTCCTTTAAGTTCAAATAGGGGACTTGTACATACACTATATATTTCAAGAATAGATCGGCGGGAGCTGCCTGCTGTAAATATATGCCACAATTGTCCAGCAGCCTCACCGTTCACCTCGTTTAATACACTAGCACTAGCAGATCTGTCAGTACCTTGAACTATAACTAATGAACCTAATGCTACTTTTTCACTGGCTTTGCCCTTTAGTGTTGTTAATATATGCCATAATCCATTAGATTGTAATAAAGGATTTTTAGTACAAGCGCTCCCTCCTACACACACAGAGGGGAAACATGCTTTTTGCATATTCATTACTTGAATCCAAATTGAATGTGTTTTACGCCCAGCCGCTGTTGCCTGTGTCGCGTCAGCATATGCACCTTGTAAATTAAACTGCTCCATCATCAACTTTGGACCTCCTGCATTATTTTCAAGTCTAAGTCGTTTAGATTGCGTATTTAGATTTGCTCGTTCAGATTGTTCATATATGGCTCTTTCTTGGTCTATCCTATGTTTCTCCGCCACTTTGGTACACACATTTAAGGATGCATCTATTATACTTTTTGTTTCAGTGTATTTGTAATCCATTAATACTTTAGGTACCATACACACTATGCCGAAACTTGTGCTATTACATAACTTACGCCGCTCTAATAATATGTCACAGCATTTATTAAGAGCAATGATAACGCTTTCCCCTTTACCACGTGCTATTAGTGCATCCCCAGTTGGATCTGCCTTCTGTGTATCTATTACATCTAAATAATGTGTATTACCATCTATGTAATATGCGACTATTTGAGAGTGACCTCCACGTTGTACTTTATTTCCAGGTTCACCATCAGATTGGGCCCATCTTTGATTTAAAATGAATTTACCGTTTGGAGGAAGTAAACCATTGTTTATTAATAATTGTATAAATTGTTTAAATAACCTTACTCCAGTAGAAACTGGTTGTTTAATTGAATGAATTTGATATTTTCCCGGTGGGAAAGGGCTGGTTTCTATTTCTACATATTCAAATTCTGGAAACGGTGGTGGATCCATGGCACGTAATAAAATTTGAGGGTTTACTGCAAAATCTAATGTACCGGCAGGTCCACATTGTTCGCTCGGGAACCCAGCACAATAACCTTGGTAAGCTGTTAATTGTGATGATGCATGTAATGTTGGTGTCATATCAAAATTATGTGAACATGCCAATAATGCTTGTGCTGTACATCCAGTCATATCAGGAGCATGTCCATCTCGACCACACATTCTCGCAGATGAGTTTGCCCATTTTAATAATTTTTCTATTTCAGTTTTTTTTGTTTTCCAATACACACAAGTAAAAGGCATCCAACGTTGTTCATTTAACTTAATAATTCTAATTTTGTTTCTGTCCCTTTTTCCCCCTAATATTCTTGATATGTCAACAATTTTATCATGCGCCTCAGATAATGGTATCGTTACATAATATCCATTGATAACAGTATTACTATTTTTAAATCTATTCTGCCTCTGGTATATTTGCAAAACATTACTACCGCTGGTAATCTCCGAAGAACTTATATGTTGTAATAATTCAATGTTTGGAAATATAGTACATTCTACTGTAAGGCCTTGTTGTTGGCCTTGTTGTTGGCCTTGTTGTTGGCCTTGTTGTTGGCCTTCTGGTTGGTCTGATTTTTTAGCTTCACTCATAATATAATAATGTTTATATTTTAAAATAAAATTTATAATATTATAAATTTTATTTTACTAAACTAATTTCAAAATAAATGTCACCTCTACACTTTTGACAAAACATATTATTTTTATCAACTCTTAAAATACCTTTATTTTTTTTTATAATTATTTGCGTTTCTTTTGTTATTTTTATCTCATCATTTTTTATGATTATTTTTTTCTCTCCACAAGACCATTCATAAAACTCCTTCTCCAATAAAGTTTTGATATCTAAATTCAAACACACATATAGATTATTGTTGTTATCAATCATAACATTAGAATCCAACTCGGGTTCGCATTTTACTATGAGATCTTGTTCTCGGAGAGAAAAATACAACTCATGTTGTATTTGCCATAGAGGTATATAAATCTCTTTCTCTTCTATCTCCAATTTATATATGTTATCTTCTATTAAATCCTGCAAAGTCGGATTTAATAATACAATATTGTCGTCTTTCATTTTTTTTTGCAATATATTTCTGTATTTCATTAATAGATCATCATCTATACTCAACATATGTTGAAATCTATGAATTATATTATAAACTTCATTTGCCTTATCTTTACTTAATCGGTCAAAAACCTGTAGCGATATATCTTCATAGTTTTTAAGAATACCTTCCATTGTTGTATTCATAAATAAATTATCCCAATCACTCTCCGGAGAGAAATTGTTCATAAAATTTTTAAATAAATCAACATAACTAATATATGTGATCTCGGGTTCTTTATGATTGCATAGAAAATCATATGCTTGTTTTATTTCTTGAAATTTCTCTCCATTATCATCTTTATACTTATCTGGGTGATATTTTAATGCCAACTTAAAATATGCCTTCTTTGCTTCTTCATTAGGATGCTTTTCACAAATATTTAAAATATTACATGCCTTTTCATAATTCATGTATCGATATACATAAATAACATATAAAACCTTCTAAGTGATAAATAGGTCTATAATTATTATTGTATAATTTTAAAAACTTATATAATTGTATAAAAATCTCTTCCGCTTTTTCTGCTATTATATATTTTTTCATAATTAATTCTTGTATAATAATAAATATACACTCATATAGATCTAAATTATATGTAAAAATATTATATAATTTTTCTCGTAATAGCAGATAATCAATATTTTTATAATCTATAATATAATCCACTATTTTCAAAGATATATATGAATTTTTATTGTAAATATTTATAATATTTGAGTGAATATCTTTCATATTTGTTATTATATTTGTATCATATATTGATTGATTATTTGTAATTTTTATATAATTGCTCTTGGATGGTTTTTTAACAGGCATAATCAAACATTTATCCAATATATTATCTGGTATAAAAGAAACATGTTCGGTCAATATTATATATATAATATTCAAATTTTTATGCTGTAAACTTTCCATATAACTATAGAAAATGTCTAATAATTCATTGTGAATATAGCTAAAATTCTTACATAATATAATACCTGTTCCATCAGGTCTTGTTGTCAAAATATCTTGTATATGGTAATATATTTCATTAAATAAAACTTTTGCATTACATCCCAATAATTGCATATCTATTTCAAAATGTACATCGCTAACCTTGAATGCATATTGTTTTTTATTATGATTAAAATTTATTTTTCTTTCAAATCTCAAATTTGAAGGACTAAATCGTTTAATAAAATTCAAAGATTGTGTATATTTACCAACACCACTTGGACCATAAAATATTAAATTGCATTGTTCTTTTAAGTTAGTAGTAAAATAATCAGTAACATTTGTTAATTCACCGTGAATATTTTTTTTATCACATTCTATCACATATTCTTCAAAACGGCTCGATAAATACTTCATAATATTTTTATGAATAATTTAATACTTAAATACTTAAATATTAAATTATTTAATATGGATAAAAAAATAACAGAATTTGACTTATTGATTGAAACTCATAAATTAAAATACACAAATGTTTGTTTATTATGGAAAAAATATATTGATATAAAACAAAAGACTTTTGAAAATCATATTGAATTGGCTATAGAAAAATTAAAAAAAATAGAGTCACTATTAGAGTGTGATATATCTATGGAGAATTTATTATTATTAACTATGCTGCAAGAGAACCCATTGGATCCCATATAGGAAAAGATTTTAATACATCTCCGTTCCATATATGTAACTCATCTGGAGTAATATATTTTTTTGGTATAATTAGTTGATATGTATATTGTTTAAACCAACTATCACTGCAAATTAAATTTCCAGCATATGGACCAGTTGTTCCCCAACTATTTTCTATCTTCCAATAATTCACAGAACCATACTGATCTGCATTGTAACCAATATATACCATCGCATGTGTCATTAAACTTTCACAAAACTCTATCCTTTCTTTTTTATTCATGCTATCGTCAATATCCAAATAATTTACATAATCAAATGTATTTTGATCAAGAACTGCGCTTTTAGAATGTAGAAATTGACCAACATCACTACCAAACCACACTGGAATATTATCATCAATACACTTTTTACTTAAATTACACATTCTATCTATAGGTACATTTAAATACTTAACATTATCACCATTCTCAACATTTCCCAAATGTTCAACCCCATATAATTTATTATATTCATTACGCGGATCATGTGTCAGCGAAACATATTGTTCAAGATCTATATTACAAAATTCCTTCATAAATGATAAAGGAGTACCATTGAATATTTCTACATTTTTGTCCTTTTTATAATTCCATATAATTTCAGTAGGTGGTTCTCCGAAAAATCTAATTAATATTTCATATGTTTTTTGTAAAATTTTAGCCCTATTATAATTTTTAAAATTCGTATATATATCTTTAACAGCAGTTCTAAATATTCTAGATAAAACCATATTTACACCTGCTGAATTACTGCTATGTGTACTTTCGGGATAAACTTCCTGAGGAACCAATCCATACTTATTTACTATATTTGTAAACATAACCCATTGCCCACCATCACCAAATGGTTCTTTTAATATATGCTGAACAACCCTCGAATTGTATTCTACCTGTGGTGTTTGATTTTTAAAATCCTCCACCAACTTAAGATTATAATTCATCCTTTCAAGTTTATCATAAAAAAATACATAACTTTGAGAAAATTCAAAAGGTTCTGGTAATTTGTTGTCAACAATAACTTGCCTTCTTATCATATTTAAAGCAGCAAAAATCCAACATCTACCACTCGATTTTTGATTTGAACATGGTGTTTTTGGAGTAACTTCTTTGGTTAGAACAGTAGGAACATGAGTTGCCATTCTAGGCATACTCACACTGGATAATAGATTGTTGTGCAGCGAATAATTTTTATTTTCAGGTGTCTTAAAATGGATATCCATATAGTATATTAAATATAATAACCCTTTATATGGATTTATTTATCAAAATTTTCCATATATTTTAATGTTAAAACTTAAGAATAATATTACGTATAAATATAGAAATATGACCCTGTTTTTATCGTCAGATGTATCTTCAATAAATATAAATAATATACTATGTTATGAAAAAATTAAAAACAATATTATGTCTAATAGTTATTTTCATAAATTAATATATAGCGATCAATATTGCTCATTTAATGGTATATTTTTTAACTTTTCATTAAAAGATATATATGTTGAAAAATATTTTAACAAAATTAAATGTATAATCTCTAAGAATAACCATAATATTAATATTATCATGAAAATTTCTGAATTAGAACGTCAAATATTGCAAAAGTTTAATGAACGCTATACAAGCAAATCAATTATTTATAGAATAAATGAACAACTCAATAATATGAATATTAAATTGCAAAATTCAACTTTAAAAAAATTTTCAAACCACAAAGAAGTCAACTTTATAATTAAAATTTCGGGAATATGGTCAAGCAATGAAAAAAATGAATGTGGCTTAACGTTTAAATTTTTTATAGTAGATTAAACATACCTCTTTCAAAAAAGGTAATAAAAACGAACCTTTTTCAACCATCCACCTTAAGATAACTTAAAATAACAAATATTTGACCAATACTCCAACTGGTTAAAATACCTACTAAAATAAACCCTGGTAATACAGCAGGGGAGATAGGTTGTCCATCAGGGAATAGAACTTTTGATAAATGATTACGGTACATGTACATTTGCACAAAAATTCCTATAGCAGTTGCCCCGTTAAATATACTTAACATACGAGGTACATCTTCTGATGGAGTTGTGTACATATAAAGAGCATTTTCTTTCATAATATAAATCATTAATGCTAATTGTATACCAATTAATATCCCCGGTAAACATTTTGTCATAACAAACATTACGATACTCATCATTTGTTTTATAAAACTATCTCCCTGCATTCGAATAATACCTACTGAAATCATCAAAAATAATGAAAAAATAATAGACACTAACATAAGACTATAACATAATACCTCACTATACATATGTTTAACTAAAAATGTTGAAATAAAAAACCAGATCAATCCCATTAAACTAATGGAAAAAATGAAATTTAAAAATAGTTTATTATCCATTGTTTTATAAGCACTTTTATTAGACGAACCTTCAATGGAATCACCACCTCCTCTCATTTTACGTTTTCCCATTTTATGTTTTCCCGTTTTATGTTTTCCCGTTTTATGTTTTCCCATTTTAATATATACGTCTAAAATAAATTTATAAATAACTTATAATGCTTAATATCTCCCATAACAAAACAATTTAAAAACTAACATGTATTTATTTACATAATGGGATGTACCTCTAGTAAAAAACTTTCTAAAATTCATAATACCGGTTTTGATTTAATGGATACCGATGGTGATCATAAGGTGTCTAAAGAAGAGATTGAAATTGTTGCAAAATATTTTCACAGATTTTGTGTTTTACAAAGTCAAACACGTCACACCGAATTGGTTGCAACCGGGTCGGTTGATTATTTATATAAAGTAATAGATAAAAAGGTTGGATCAAACCTTAAAAGAAAAGATTTTAATAAATTTGCTTATATTATTCCTGCCGAACGATGGCAAAATGAATTGTTACCAGCCCTTCGTCGTAACGAAATTGATCGCCTTAAACAATTTTCTAACTAGACAATTTTCTAACTAGACAATTATATAAGACAATTTTATAAGACAATTATATAAGACGATTTTATAAGACGATTTTATAAGACAATTATGATTTTGATTTTTTAAATTTCTTTGGTTTCTGATTAAGAGCCCATGTTTTTAAATCTCCAGGTGTTGTAAATTGTTTCATAAAATCATTAATATTTTGT